GTACCTGTCACGCCAGTAACACCTGTCACGCCAGTAACACCTGTCACGCCAGTAACACCTGTCACGCCAGTAACACCTGTCACGCCAGTAACACCTGTCACGCCAGTTACGCCAGTTACGCCAGTTACGCCAGTAACACCAGTTACGCCAGTAACACCTGTGACACCAGTTACGCCAGTAACACCTGTGACACCAGTTACGCCAGTAACACCTGTTACGCCAGCAATTGTTGAAGTAGAGGGCATTGGCCCCACCATTGTCGTTGTGCCTTCAACTTTTAAATCAGAAGCCTTAATACCAGTGACACCTGTTACACCCGTCACACCACCAGTGACGCCAGTAACGCCAGTTACACCGCCTGTGATACCAGTTACACCCGTCACACCGCCTGTGACACCAGTTACACCCGTCACACCGCCTGTAACGCCAGTTACACCTGTCACACCACCAGTGACGTTATTAAGGGCGGTATTTATTAAAGTATTGGTAAGAATCTTATTAGATTCAAGTTCCCCAGTTTGACCAAGTGATTTTTCTTGCTCAAATTCAGCAATAGCTTGTCTTTCACCTTCTGTTAAATTAGGCAAGTTTTTAACGTCAGCAAGTTCAGCAAAAGTTAACTTAGCAAGGTCAGATTTAGTCAATTCATCAGGTTTTGCCGTAACTGAAACCGTAGGCAACTTTTTATCCTCGCCCTCAATAACAGGGTTTGGCTCAAAATCTAATTGCGGCAAATCAATTGGAACATCGCCTGCCTTTGGTTTATAGAGAAGAACCTCGCCTGATGTGGTCGCTGTAGGCAATCCTATTTCTGTACCAACCCCTTCGCTAACCGGTTGCTCAAAAGCGGCAAGAACTTGATCCTGCGCTTCAGTATTAGTTTCTGCTGTTGTGGTTGTATTAAACTTATCTTTAACTACGTCGCCCGCGCTGGCAAGCAAAGCCTGGCCCGCTGCAGTTGATGGGTCAGCACCCTGGACAATAGCGGAGGCCGTTGATGAGGCGACGTTGCTCGCTGCACTTGCAATTTTGTCCCACATATTTGGAGCAATGTCTTTAACAAAATCGCCAACCAAATCCCCCGCTTTGCTACCAAGCCCAGAGGCCGCGAGGTTGGTCGCAAACACGGTGCCCACGTTTTGGCCGCCAACAACACCCGCAGAAATGGCACCCGATGTCGCGTTTGCTACGGCGTCTGATACCTGTTTAAATGATAGCCCCGTTGCGTCTGCAAAGGCATTAATGCGATCAAATCCAACACCAATATCGCCGTTGCCAAGCAGCTTGCCTGCAACAGTAGACGCGTTGTATCCAATTCCTCCAGACGCGGCCCCAATAACGCCTGACTTCAAAATGTCGCTTGCGCTGCCACCCGTGATCGCGGTCATGCCCGCGTTTATTGCCGCGGATCCGGCCATCACCGCAGCCGTCTCAGTAAGGCCCATCGCCTGACCAAGTTTCAACGCCCAGAGGTTGGCCCCTGGGATCATCATCATTGCAATTGGCAACGCTACCTTGGCCAGTTCTCCAATGTCACCAAGTGCGCCCTTGCCTTCACGTTGCGCGTTAAAGAATGTAGGGGGGCTGATTGGGATTAGCTTGTCGCCAACTTGTTTGTACAAAACTGTCGCGTGGTTGCCCGTTGCTTGCTGTTGGACGGAAGGGTCAAAGGCCTTGTTTTCGCCTTTTTCAACCAGACCGGTTACAGCGTAAACGTCTTTGTACTTATCGTTAACAGCGGCCTTAAACGCCTCTTCGTCAAACGCAGTTTGTTTAACTCCGTATTGTCCGGTAGTCGTCTTATAAAAATCTTTAGGGTCTACGCCGGCGTTTGCGGCGAGGTCCCAGATGTTACCCTTTGTCCCCGGTTGACCATACGCACCGGGTTGGTCATACGTAACATTAAGCGCATCAAGACCACGCGCAATTTTAGAGGAGTAGCTGTCAAGAGCCCAACCAAGAGGATTATCTTTGGCTTTAAGTTCACCACTAATTACGTTTGCGTTTAGGCTACTGCCGCCCATTCCGCCGCTCATTGACGCCATTTTTTCTTGCTCATCGTACAAGCTGCCAAGGACGTTCGCGTTAAGGACCGCGACACCATCCACGTAGCCGTATTGACCGCCGGTACCAAATTGCGTTTTGCCCGTTGTTGGGTCTTTGCTTATATCAACCGCTTCAGCAATTGGTGCAAATATTGGATCAAAATAGCTCTTGACCTGGTCCGCTGTCATGCCCGTCGCTGCAGCAATCTGGTCTTGTGTTAGGTTGTTATCAACCGCGTACTGGTACATCGCGTACGGATTGTTTTTATAGGTGTCAAACTGCGTCTTAATTTCTGGGTACTTTGCTTGCGCGGCCTTCTCTGGCTCGGCGGCTGCAATAAACTCTGCGCGTTCGGCGTCATCAATAGTCGACCCAAATTTATTTGTCCAGTATTCCACGCCCGCAGTATCTTGGCTTCCACTGCGTCCCAGGGTGTCCTGGTACAGCTTCTCGATCTCTGTCGCGGTTGGTGCCCCGCCTGTGGTGGCCCCAGTTGTTGCAGTGCCCGCTGTGGTGGCATTTAAGTTAACTGCAGCCCGCTGTTCTGCCAGCGATGGGCCAGTTGTTGGGGTGGGGGATAGCGTAATCGGGCTTACAGGTTGATTTGTTTTTTCTACGCCTGCAGGGGCAGCAGGACCGACAAAAGATGTCGTAGGTGATACAGAGAGTCCGCCAGCCGTTGTATTGGCCGCGGTTAACGCGCCTGCCGTTGTACCACCGGTTGTATTGGCCGTGGTTAACGCGCCTGTTGTGTTTACTTGTTTGGCTTTAATGGGGTCTTGTGCCAAATTGACGGAAGCAGCCGTTGGCAAAGCGCCTGTGGTTGTGGCCGTTGGTTGCGCCATTTGTTGCGCCATCTTCTCGCCAAACGTCAGCGGCTTTGCGGTCGCGGTCGTGCTTACGGGTAACGCGCCCGTAACTGGAGCGGCACTTGTTTGTGCCGTTTTTTGCGCCATCAACTCGCCAAATGTCAATGCCATGTTATTTACTTTTTAACCGGTTTAGCAGTCTTGGCAGACTCTTTAAAATCCGCCTTAGTAGGAGCACCTTTTGTCCCTGGCGTACGCATTTTTTCTCCGGAGCCCTCCGCTATGCGTTTTTTCTTTGCGGCGATGTTTGCGTAAAGTCCGGGTTTCATTTTGAACCTTTAGTTAAGTAATTAGGCGCGTTAAATGCCATAAAAATTTATTCTTTTCCTATAGAGAATTACCCATTTTAGGGTGGCACTTCGCCCTCTTTAGGAGACGCCGTTTACCACCATCGTAAGAGCCCTTGCCCAGTCTCTCCAATCCTCGTAAGTCTCTGGGTAGGGGACACCAAAGGTGTCAAACACGGTGCTTAAAGAGATGGCGGACGCTACATCGCGCCATTTTTCTTCTGGCAAGAATGGAAACTGTTGATCCCCAAAGTAGTGGATCATGCTCCCGTTCCAGTCCTCCCAGGAGCTATAGTCGGGCAAAAACTCAATTCGCATTACGGTCTTTCGTCACCCATTTCTGCCGTGATCATAATACGACCAGCCTCGTAGTCGCCATTGATGACGTTACTCTGGAACACAAGGCTAATGAGCCGATGCTCAACGCGAAGGTCGATCTTGCCCGTGTCTGCCTCGTACTCAAACGGGCCGTCTCGCTCAATGTCTTGAGATTGAGCAAATGGTCTACCAACAACGGTCAGGCTCATGGGCCCCACCTGCTTAAAGTCTGGCTCAACGCGAGTGATGTGCATCCGTCGATTGGCGGTGATCGTGGTGTCTTCCGCAGGAGTACCACCAATAAAGCTGATGTCACACGTCTCTACATAAGACTTGATCGCGTACTCCCTTGTGGCCGTGATCCTGTTATGCCCAAACTCTTGCTCCCAAATGGCGTACCCGCCAATGGCCTGCGTCATGTAGGAACCAGTGACGACCCCCGCCACGATGTCGTCCACAAACGTCAAGAGTGTAGTCCCGCCTGTGGGGTCGTCGGTAAACACTGCGGAGGCAATTTGATTCGCGCTGACAAACGTCGTCCCCTCGGTCTCGTTAAAGATCATGTACGTCCCGGCGGGGTTTGTTGTTAAATCCCCGTTGACTACAACCTGATTGGGTCCCGTAACAGGAGCAGACCCATTATCTGGCCCATACGCAATAGCGTACGTCTGACCAATTTCGCCCGTAAACTCCCAACCACACCAAATAGGACGAGGGAACAGTTCCGTCATGTACCCACAAGACCTACGTGCGCCTTCAGCCTGGCCGGCGTCGTACCATATCTGGTCCTTGACGTTGTAAATAATCGCGTCCGTACACTCCGTTGCCGTACCACGGGGGTAGAAGAACCAGATCTCGTTATACCTCGGGACCTTTGTCGCCCACACTTTTTGGCGGGCGCTAAAGTTCATGTTGTCAAAAAGGTAGTTTACGTTTTTGTCGTTTGGTAAAACTTTTACCGCGCCGTTGTATAGGTAGAATCTATCAACACCCATCCAGAAATACACACCGTCCATCTCTGTAACGGCGGTGGATGACATGATAGAAATCTGACTCGCGACAATGTCGTACCTCCAGTAATACGGAGTTTGTGACGTAAACGACACACGCACCAATGAGTCCGTGGCCCAGAAAAGCCCGGATGGTGCCGCGGTACCACCACGCACCGGCATACCCTTAACAAATTTACCCGCTGCAACGTTGACAATGTTGGCCGTTGGGCCGTTCCAGTCGTTTAGCGTTTGGTTAGCATTGGCAATCGTTGTAAAGTCGATGTTGTTGTTAAATAACGCACCGTAGTTGCTGTACACAAAAACGTATGGGTACAGCACGACCACGCCACCACTCGCGTTGACGGGCTGGAACGTTGGGTTAGCGCCGCCAGAGTCCATGACCTGGGTCAACACGTAGTTGCCCGTTGTAGGGTCGGGCAGGAAGTTGCCCGCGTAAAGTGACGTCAGTACCGCGGAGTCGATGTTGTGTAAATTTTGGCCAGGGTGAGCAAGAAGCATTGACCGACCGGAGCCAGTGGAGTCAAAACCAATGTCAAACTGCCAGAGGTAGTTGTCGTTGGGCGCTATTCCATTGGGGTTGTATATCTCCATCGTCGTGGGCGACGTTGGTACGTTTGGCAGCCCCGTGACACTTGTCAACGTGACCGTCGTGCGATTGGTGCCAGAGTTATACGTCGATCCAGCGACGTCAACGGTGTAGTTTGTGCGAACAGCACTCGTGTTATACGCCCAAAAGACAAACCCTGAGACAAACAACGACGTGTAGTCGCCTACGACATCAATCTGTATCAGTACCGTGTCAACGTTGGTGACAGCGTACGTCGTGTTGAATTCAACAGGGTACGGGCCCACACCAACACCCTGGTCGGTGCCGGTTGTAAAGACCTCGACCCCCGTGCTGTTGCCTGTAAATATGTAGTTAACACCATTAATTGGGTTGGTGATAATGCCGCGCGGGACGCCGGTTAAAGAGGCAAACATCTGACGATACCCGCCTATTTTTTTGGCGCGGCCACGCTGAAACCTGGACCACATTCCGTCGCTGTACTCATCACCCTCAAAACGGGTACCGTCCCTCTTGATACCCGGCTTGACGTAGAGCGTGAATATCTTTGACGAATCTTGTTGGTCCGCCATTTAGAACGTCCCGCCTGTGATCAAGTCCGCCTGCACCCTTCCAACAAATGACGTAATAAAGTTACCCGTGCCTCCGGTGGTGTCTAACGTGGCGATGTTAGCACCTCCGGCCGTAAGGCCAAGTTGTGAAGGGTTAGCTAAATACATACCCGTCGCTGGGTCGGTTAAGAAACCATAACCTGGAGCGGCTGCGGTGCCTGCGGGAGCAAGCTGAACGCCAGAACTTGTTTGATTGAGTAGGTAGAGGTAGTTGCCGTCACTTAGCATAATGACCTGACTACCGTTAGACAAAACAATCGGTATTTGTCCACTGCCAGGTACTTGAAATTCGATGTCGTACCCGCTTTGTCCCGTGTCATTAATCAAGTAATACACTTGAGTAACGGCCGGCATCTCGACTAACAGTGTTGTCGTCCTGCTGCCACTTAACGCGGTATACCGTTGAATAATTGGCGTGTTGGACACGACGCTGTACGTTGAACCAATGATACTATCAACATCATACGTCGCGGAGGTAAACGTTAGGCTGTTAGGACGCGCACGACCAACAGTAAAAAAGTCTTGATTTGAAGGGTCGCGGTTGACGCAAATGATGCAAGAATCGCCAAGGGGCAACGTAATGTTTACCTGGCCGTCAATTGTGGAACTAAACGACGACGTCCCAATTGTTAGGCTGCCTGTTCCGTTGTTACGCACTAACAAAAACCAACCTTCGCTAAGATCAGCAACAGGGGGCAAAGTCCACGTCGCTACACCACCAGTCCACACGTAGCACGAACCACGAGACTGGGTGTTAATGACGGGGTTTGAAAGGTTGTACTCTGACGTAACTAGCGCGACCTCTAGCTTGCCCAAAATGGCAGAAGTGCTGGTGCCTGCAAGGGTGCTTGCGTCTGCGTATGAAGTTCCGGTACCAAACTGGAACACGCCCCAAGCGCCGGCTTCTGTTGTGTTGTCTATCAGGTAAGCGTAAAAAGCCTCTCCCACACCAACAAAAAAAGAACCAACGCCGCCATAGTTATTGACCGTAAACGGCACCGCGCCCATGTTACGAATCAAAATGTCCTGACCAACAGACCCCTGTAAAGCGTTTGGCAGCGTAACGGTTAGCGCCGCGGTTGAAGTTGTAAACTCCATAACGCGGGCAATTACTTGTTGCCCTGCGTTTACATACTGTGGCCAGTAAAGGTCTACGTTAGACGTAAAGGTGACGGCCGCGTAGCTTACGTCCGTTGGTTGAATTACGTCACCGGTAAAGGGGGATACATAAGTTGTCATGGCTCTTGCCTCACAGCATTTCTATCAATCATACGCTTCTGATCCTCACCTTTCAGTGCCGCAATGGCGTCTGTGTAAAACGACTTCCAAACCGGAAGTTTCTCAATATTTTTTAAGAAACCTTGCGCCTGGAGTAGCGTCCCATAAAGGAGGGCCTGTGGCGCTTCTCGTGTTAAAAGATTTTCCTGGTTCTCTGCGTCCAGGGGTTGAATACGGCTGTAGTAGATGATCTGCAGCGGGTACGCCTGATCGGGGATTGGTGCCAATGCCCAGTGGTCGTAGTCGTAGTCGCCGTAGTAGATCGGGACTCCAGTGGGGGCCTCTGCCTGGTACTGGGACACGTAGTCCATGGAACGTGTCAGTACAGGCTCTCCATTGATCTTCATGCTTGTTGTTTTACGCCACCGGACTGGTTTTTGCAGCACGGGGTCGTTGGGGATTAACACGGTGTTGATGACGTTTAACTGCATCAACGTCTTAATTTCTGACGCGATGGCCTGTTCCGTCATCATGATCAGACGCGGAATTTGATCAACAAAATTCGTGTCCGTTCTTTCACTATACTTTATGACATCCTGAACCAGGGTGTCGTACGTCATTGATGGTGCAGACATTTATGTTTTCACTTTCATTTTAACTGCCCAGGTACATCGCTCGTTCATCGTTACGGCGAATTACTAAACCCTTTTGAATCACGCCACTCGCCATTCGGTACAACAAAAACGCGTCAGCGGCACCACCAAAATCGCCCCTGTTGTGCTTTGCACGAATTGACGAACTTTGAAGTCGACCTAGCCCGGCATTAAATGCAAAACTGACGAGGCCGTTGTACCGCCCTTGAGTAAGCCCAGTAGGGCAATAACGTAAAACGCCTCTTTCAAACCTAGCAAGGTCTGCCGTAAGAATGCTATCCACTTCGTCATCACTTAGGGTCCTATTCCACTCAGCCGGACAAGCCAAAAGGCCCGCCTTCTTGGCCTCTTTGCGCTGTTCCAGGGTCATCTTTAAATGCTCTGGTGGTGCGATCAAATGCCCTACGCCAGTCGTCCACAACAACACACTGTCAAGGTAAGGCTTTTTTCTTACCCCTTCGTGGTGTTTAAGTTGATGTAGTGCAGTGAATTTCATTTCTTAGAGAATGCTTGTGTACCAAACCAAAAGCTGATGACGGACGCCCAGATGGTCTGTGTGTCGTCGTCCCACACCAACTGCATCATGTCGTGGAATGATGCGTTCATTGTCCACGCGTACCACACGCCGGCAATGTCAACACCAACCAACAAAAAGAAAAGACCGTACGTGATCGTGGGCCGTACCATGGCCCTCGCGTCGATGACCCATTGGGATGCACCCTTGCCGATCTCGATGTCGTGTGAGTAAAGAGCCTGCCGTTCAGCGGACTGGGTCTGAATACTGATCTGTTCCGTGTGAATTTCTTCAATGTGTTCTTGAGATTGAAAGCCAGCGGCCTGCAACCGCATCTGCTGTTCCATCTGTAGCTGTGCCATGGACAATTCGTGTTTCTTGTCTTGTTTGTCCTGAAAAAAATCCAACAGCTTGGGTAAGCCGCCGGACAAGAAAGAAATTAACGTCGTTAACAGTGTCATCATTACTCATCACTCCCGTGCTTAAACATCCACCAAACCGCGTACATGATGAAGCTACTGATTGCCACACCAAAAACTACCGCAAGCCATTCTTGAATACTCTGAATTCTTTGTTCTTTTTTGCGTTCAATCTCGCGCAAACGCATTCTTTCTTGACGGGCTTCTTCTTCAATTGCATCCCTGCGTTCTTGGATAATCTGGTCGCGACGTTGGCACATCTCTTCGTACAAACCCGATTCGTTACCGCTGCCGTAAATCAATGCTTCACGCAGTTCAACTTCCATTTTAAACAGTTGACGTGATGCAAACATCGCGTCAAGTGCCTCTGCCGTTGCGTCCTTCTGTACCGGCTTGCCTAATTTTTTGTCATGTTGTTGCTGGACTACCGCCGCCTGGATTTGTCCTTGCGCGGTAAAGAATGCACTAATGTCGTGATAGCACTCCTGCACTTCTTTACCAAGCGCGATGGCTTCCTTAACCCCAGCAACAGCCGCTTTGGCTACTGCAAACGCGGCACCAATTGTGATAGGATCCATACATTTTTATATGCACTTGCGTGCTTGAAGTTCTTCAACGGTGTTGCGCAACACAAAATTTTCCTGGCGCAAATAGTCAAACTTTATCTCAACATTTTTTACGTCTTCGGCGGTAAGAATTGCGCCACCGTCTTCTTTCCACTCAAGTGCAAAGGATGTGCAAGAAGCAGCAAACAAAACACCGAGCAGAAAGTTTTTCATATTAAATTAAGGCTTTGGATACTTGGCCTTAACCGCAAGGCATGCGTCAATGTACGCCTGAACCTGTGCCTGATCGCCCTTAACAATGCCGTCTACGTAATCAGAAATTGGAGGGTATTCTAACTGTCGTGACGTTTTATACATGTTTGCATCACGCTCTGCTATTGACGCCGCCTCATCAATTAATTGTTGCGCAATCTCTTCTTCGGTTAAATCTTCATAACCATTACGAGTCCATTTTTTCATTATACGATCCCATAAAGCAAAAATGTTCCTGACATAGAACTACTAGTACAAAAAAATCTAATTCCTTGGCAGGCTGTTGTACCACTGGCTCCTGTATAAATTCCACTAAACGTATACCCAGCACCTGTTGTTGTTGATGATCCTACTGAGGTGCCAGCAACCATTTTGTTTTTTGTTGCTTGAAGGGGGTTAAACAAATATAAATACCCCGATCCCGTTGTAGTTCCGTTAGAAGCAGGAAGGGTTCCGGGGCCAAGCTCAACTGAAGTTTGTGTTGCTCTTGCTCCAAAATATGTAGGATCCCCAATTCTTGAGTAAGAATAAGTGTATGAAGCGGTTGCCGCTTGATATGATCCAGCAAATTTTAATCTTGCTTTTAAATCGTTGGCGGTTGTGTTATTAAAAATTACGTCTTGCCAAACAATCATGTAATTTCTATACGCGGGTGTAAAATAGTCATCAAAGTCTACATTTAACACTGAAGAAATGGTTGCCGTTGCAAGCAAAACCATCCCCGCGTTTCTTGAATTTGGAGAGCTAGATATTGTAGAGCCAAGCTGAATTTCTGTAGGCGATAGTGCAAGCCCGACGTAAACTGAGGTTGCTGCGTTTGTTGTCGATAATGTTGCGCTTGTAGTTAAAAAATACGGAGATTCTACAGTTAAGCCAGTTTGTTGATTATTAATGCCTCCAAGCAGCGTAATATTGCCCGACGCCCCACTAGAAATAGCCGCTTCCGTAATACCAAAAAAATAATTTGAATTACTTAAAAATGCTTGTTTTATTGAACTTGCGTATACGGTTGCTGTTGTTCTTGAAAAAGCAATAATTTGAAGTGAAGCAAAATCGTATGCAAGAGTAGGTTTGGTTGTAGTGCCCCCTGTACTTAAACTAACTTGCGGGAGTGCGACTATAGTAGTTGTTCTGGCGCTACACCAAACGGCCATTGTTGTGCCGGTAATTGAAAATGCAAAAACCGCTTGTTGCGCTGCGTAATCATAAGCCCCATAAAAGATACCTGAACCGCCGTTAAAAGTATATAGCGTTCCTTGGCTTCCACTAACAATTGCCGTGCCAGAAACAACACCAGCGCGTGCGACATAGTTTGTACCTTCCCGCCACCCAACAATAACTTTTGTATAAACTGGGTCGTAAACTATTGCTGTGCCTGTGTTTGCTATTGTGCTACCAAAGCTAAGCGCAGTTCCAAAGCTAATGCTTGTCCCAGAAACGGTCCCTACAATTGCATACACGGATGTTGAAATGGCATAGGAAAGTACGACTTTACCGGCGGCTTGATGAAAGCAAGAAGATACATTTACGCTGCTAGTTGCATACTGAGTAGGAGATCCAAAGCTAATACTTGTTCCAGAAACTGTTCCAACAATGGCATTTGAAATTGTGTTGTTTGTATACGTAACTACAATTTTTCCATTTATAGAATCAAATGTTGCTGATACTGAAGTTACACCCCAGTTTGCATTTGTTGCTATTGCAACAGGGGTTCCTAATGAAATTGTTGTTCCGGATAGTGTCCCAACTACAGCATAAAGCGTAGTGGCGGCTCCGGGTTTATATATAAATACAAACTTATCATTTAGGCTGTCGTAACATACTGCCGATGCTTCAATAATCCCAGAATAAATCCTATTTAATGCCCCACTAGTGACGGTTGTACCGGATACGGTACTGACCACCGCGTCACCAACATTTAACGTATCATTTGCAAAGAAAGTTACAATTGAACCGCTTGAACTAGTTGCAGAACCAAAGAAGTTTGTTACTGTCGTGGACGTTGCGACAATTTGATTGTTAACCGCTGTTTGGTTTGTGTTTTCGGCATAAATACCTTCAACGGTTCCGTCTGCACGCAAGGCAACCGGCTGCCCGCTAGACAAGCTACCTGTCGCAACATAAGATTTAGATGCACCACTGCTGCCGCCAGAAGCAGACGACCACGTTGGCGATGCGCCTGATCCTGCTGATGTTAATACTTGTCCTGCGGTTCCGTAGCTTGGTGATGCGGCAGTGCCTAGTCCGATCTTGCCGTTAACAATCGTATCGCCACCAAGATAGTTGGCAGCAGTACCGTTCATGTACAGATTAAATCTAGTCGATACCGTTACAGTTCCCGTCAATACCGTAACCGCTGCAAATGTTTGGCTTGTCGTCGTTGTATATGTGAACGAACCTGATGCAGCGCCAGCAACCGTTTTTCCAGAGCCTTGAATGTTTAGTGTAACCGTACCTGTACCTGTACCCGCGCCTGTAGCAGTAAACGATACGCCAACTGTATTAGACGCAGCACCAATCAGTGTGTAATCAGTAGTGCCAACAGTCAAAATTGTTGCAGTCGCGCCTGATACCAAAGCTGTTGCGTTGGCTGTTGCGGCAATGGTTACGGTCTGACCGTTGGTATAAGTGATTGCGTTGTGGCTAACTGTAACCGTTGTACCACTGCTTGATATTGTGCTGATTGTGCCAGTGGTAGTAATGCCAGCAGTCGGAGCAGCTATGTTGCCGTAAAAGCCAAAATTATTTGTTGCGCCAGTAAGCGCAGTCCCCGCATGAAAACCATAATTAGTATTAACAATTGATCCCGCCCCAATTGTTCCTTGTGTAGCTAAATAACCGTATAAAATATTTAAACTAAATGCGCTTGCCGCTGTGCTTCCTGTAGCAGAAAACATTCTAGCTTCAGCAGTTGAATCGCTTTGCGTTGTCCCACTACTTACAACGCCAAAAGTTGAAGTTGCGCCCGTTAAACTTTTATTAACCCGCAAATTAACGCCAGCAACAACTGCCGGAATACCAACCTGACCCGCGCTATCAATTCGCATACGCTCAGTCGGACTACTAGCACCGTCAGCAGTTGTGCTGAATGTCAACCTGCCGGGCATATCGTTAGTGCCGGGAGTACCGTCTATTTCCGTTGATATTTTTGCGGCAACTACATAGCTTGTACCATCTGCACCTTGAAATACAACATCGCCAACAGCATCATTATTTTGAACAATTGTATTTGTCCCAATTGTTCCAGATCGAGATTTATATAAATTTAATCTTGGTCTATCAACATCATTAGAAAATCTACCGATAGCAGCTTGCGCCGTTGCATTTGTAGTGCCTATAACTTGTAATCTAGCTTCACCATTAGCAGTTGAAACTGATGTTGTTGTGCCAATAACAACTTGTCCGTTAGCATCAATAACAAACGGCGTAGCATCAGGATTAGTTGAATCCTCAACTAGCAACGCGTTACCTGTACCAAGCTGCGTAATGCGTAATGCTGCGTCAGTCGTCGTGCCCTCAATTACCACAGGCGCGGTAAAGGTTCCTCCCGCTGCTGTACTAGAGGCCAACAGCTTAACGGTGCCTGTATTATCTTTATAATACAGCTTACCATCAGTAATATTAATAGCCAACTCGCCATTGGCCAAATTAGTATTAACGGGAACCGCGGCACCCGTTGTGCTGTAGTAAAGACTAAGAGGTGTGTATCCTGTGGCCGCCATGTGCGTTGGCTCCTATTATTTTGTGTAGTACGAAATATTTGGCGCGAAATAGATCGGTGATCTATCGCGATCTTCATCTTCTGCTGTTACTGTTAATTCTTTTGCTTCTAACGTCAGCCGCCCGATTCTTGCTTCATCAATGCCCGGTAGTATTTTTGCCACCGCGGCAGAGAGTTGTTTCTGCATCGCAGGCATCCAACGGTCCGGTACAGCGATCTCGTTCGTCAGCTTGCCCACGTCCTGTGGCTGCATCTCCACAATGAACTGGAACGCCTGGAAGTAATCCTGTGGCACCGGCCAGAGGTTTACGATTGGCGTTACCTGGCGATCAAACCAATACTGCAACGAGCGGTTGCTCAAGAAATCTTTGTTCGGTAAGTTAAAGTAGTCCGAACGATTCAGTCGCGCCAGGGGGATGTCCTGTTGCACCGAGGCCAACGACAACGCACGAACGGTTACAGTCGACGCAGACGCGTTACGGAAACGCCAATACTTGGCCATTGGTGACCCATCAATCTGCTGGTAGCCCCAGCTATTGACGTCGCTGTTAGTGACAGAACCCAGGGTCTCCCAGGTGATGTCGTCAAAGCTGTACTCAATCTGCAACGTGATGTTGCGCTCGGATGAGTTAAAGCCCGCGCTCAAGAATCTAAAACCTTCCTCGTAATACGCGTGCGCAGAATCACCTGCAGCAATCGGGTAGCTCAAGTCAATCGAGGTCGTGTTAAACGCGCCAAACACGTTGTCTGTCGTTGCGCTTGGACGTGTCAGCAGCCGGTAGTTGGCGACACGAACGTCCACTGTTCCGCGTGGCATGATGTATTCACGAAGCTGTGCCGCGGAGCCAATCATCAGATACTCAAGTAGCCAAAGGTTGACGCCGCGGTTTGACAGGTTAATAAGGATGTACCACAGCGCCAGACGCGCGTCTTTGACGTATTCTGGTGTAATCTCTTCAGACAGCTTACCCGCTTCCTTGTAAGCGAAACGAATCATGTCATCCACCGAGACGGTGGTGTTGGCTGTCGTGTTTGAGGTATTGCTGTAGTCGCTGGCCATTATTTCTTCTTCGCTGCTCTCTCAGGGAGTTTCTTTTTTGCAGGACCCGACTTGACAAACTCCTTGCCGACGGACTGCTTAATGCCCACCTTCTTGGCAAACTCCGGGCTGTGCGCCACACCCTGCATCAAACGCTGTTGGGCTTTTGACTCAATGGGCATGTTAGCACTTACCGCCGCGGTTAAATTTCTCAACAACCTTCTTGACGCCGGCCGTGTGTGGTGCACCCTTATCTGCAGGTACCGCACTCAAACCACCCATTTTACCGCCGGGAGACTTGCCGCCCTTGCCGTTGATGTTGTCCACAGCGCCGCCAGCCTTAAACTTGCGAACGGTGCCGACTTCCTTCTTGGCGCGGCCGCCGTGCTTTAGCTTGGAGAGGTCTGTCTTCTCGCCTTCATGCTGTTGCTTGTCGTGCATTGAGATAGCCTTTTTGGCTACCTTTTTGTCTTGTGCAATATCCTCAGACTCGGACTCGTAGTCCTTTTTTGAGTGATCAATACGGGGTGTGTACTTTGACATTTTAGTGCTCCTCTTCTACTCTAAATTACCCATCAAAATGGGATCTTTCGCCCTGAAAAGAGCGATCTCTACCTGCCGTCTTGCTCTTAAAACTCGTTCCGCGTTTGTGCCCCTTGCCACCCAGTGGGTCATCGCCTTTGCCGCGCCGTCAACGTCACCCTTGGCCCATCTTTTAAAGAACACACTCCGGAGCAGGTTGGGTACGCCAATGTTCCAACACAGGCTTGCAGCGGCGTCTATCCTGTTCTGTGTCAAGTATTCTGCCGGGATGCCCTTTAACGCGCCGCCACAATACTTTTCAGCCTCTCTAACAAGCCTTGTATCCGCTTGTTTCCTACTAATTCTGTCCCCGGGACCAACTGGCTTTCCGTCCGCCTTTGTTGTAAACCCGTACCCATATGCCCATGGGGCCCCGCCCGTTATCATGTCTGGGTATGACGTGGATGAAAACCCTTCAAACTTACGAATCAGTTCAAGGGCCTGTCCTCCAATTTTTATTCCTTCGAGGGAATGTGTAGGGGGTATGTCAGCAACTACACCCCAACAACAAACCAAGAAGAACGCGGCTATTAGCCTACGGATTTGACTTATCCGCCTTATCATCCAACTTGTCAAAGATTCGGACTAGCATGTCCTTAACTTCTTTAATGGCCTCTTTAAAGTCATCACGACGAGCAAAATCCTGATGTACCTCAAAAGACAACGCACGTATTTCATCCTTCAAATCACGAATGGAGTCCCAGATAGTTTTTAAAACCCACCCGCCCATAACTCCCGCAAGTGACATAATGATGTTAAATACGTATTGTGAATCCATTTCTATACTTCCTTCAGCATACATTCCAGGTTTTTAACTAGACGCGGATCTTCCTTATTGATCTCAATCGCCTGCTTACAATACTCAATGGCTTGCTCTTTTAGCCCCAAATTCCATGCACTGATTGAGGCCAGGTCGTACGGCTTCTCCGTCCAGTTTGCGGGGTCTTCCGTGTACACATTTGCACGTTGCTTAATATTTAACGCGGACAACGCGGCCGAATAGCACTCCGGCCACACGTTGGACCGGTAGGCTGCGTCAGCCAACTCCATCCAACCATCACGAACACCAGGGTCTTCCGCGACACTTAGCCTCGCCCACTTGATAGACTCCGGCTCATTTTTAAGTGCCGCGTAGCACTTGCTAATAATCTTCATCGCGTACGAACGCTCGTTTACCCAGTCCGCTCGAGGCAGCGCAAGGTAGCGTTTTAGTCCTACAATTGCCTCATCATAGCGGCTGTAGAACGATAGCTCTCGCGCGTAGTACAGCGCGTTCCTTGGGCAGTCTGGGTCTTCCTTGATTGACATCTCAAGTAGCTCCATGTAGTGCCCCCTTGACTTTGTGCTGTCAGGGTAATGGGACACCAATAACTTGTCCGTCCATACGTAGTTCTCTTTTGTTCCCGTGTTGGGCACCAGAATCTCATGGCAGGGGTGCTTCCAGCGGTACCCCTTGCGGGAGTGTATCTTGTCGCTGTGGAATACGATCCCGTTGCTCCAGTCAAACTTGTACCTCATGCGCGTCGTATCAGGCTGCCAGACGCGCTCAATCTCTTCTCGCCAGCCCGGCTCCAACACCTCGTCTATGTCGACACAGACGCAGACGTCAACGTCTGCGGGCACCAACGACAACGACACCTCACGCGCGACATCAAACCTCCACGGGTTAATGTGTATCGTGTGTGTTGTTGCCCCACACTTTTTGGCAATTTCTACCGTCTTGTCTGTCGATCCAGTGTCTGCAATCAGAATTAAATCCGCGTCTTTAGCCGAATCACAAAACCTTTTTACAAACTTTTCTTCATTTTTACTAATTGCATATACTGCAATCTTCATTAGAACGTTCCCCCAAATATACCGACTGTCGCGTTAATTGTGCCGGTAGCATTGAGCGTGTTTGTTGCGTTAGTCCAGGTGAGGTTTGCGGAGCCTGCAAGTGCGCCCCCGCTATTATATTGTACGTATGTGTCAAGTCCACCAATCGCTGGCGTGGCTCCAGTTGCACCAGTTGGTCCAATGTCACCCGTCGGCCCTATTGGGCCTGTTGGTCCTTGAATGCCCGTTGCCCCTGTTGGCCCAATGTCGCCCGTTGGTCCTATTGGGCCTGTGGGGCCCTGAATGCCTGTCGCACCAGTTGGGCCAATGTCGCCGGTCGCTCCAGTGGGTCCTTGAATCCCCTGTGGTCCTGTTGGTCCCTGAATACCTGTTGCGCCCGTTGCGCCGGTTGCGCCCGTTGGGCCAACTTGGGTGTACATGACCTGCGTAATGCTTGCAAGCACAGAAGGGGACGCGGGGGCGACAGGGCTTACGTGTGGGCCGTCGTATTCCAAACTTAGGTCGGTTGTTGTGCCGTCCCAGTAAAGCTGTACGTAGTCTCCTGCCGTTGTAGCGGTGCCAGTAATGGCAATCGTTACAATTTGATTGCTTGCAATTCCTGCACTTTTTCGAGCAAGAATAGAAGTTTCTACTGAAGAATTGGGGTAGTCTACCCCGTTAAACCTTAACCAAAATTTAGCGGTTTCAACAGAATTTGATAGGTTAGAAACCCGCGCAACATAAATTAATTGGTATGTTCCTGGATGGTCAAATGTTATTTGACTTCCACTTAAAACACTTACCCCGTTAGACCCAAAGGTGTTGCTGATTGTAACAACTTGTGCGGTGTTGGCGACAACAATCGGCTGATCGTTTACATCAAAAAACGAGCCGTAGTAGCCCAGTGCTCCGCCGGCACCAGTTGTTCCTGTTGCACCAGTAGCGCCCGTTGCACCTGTTGCTCCCGTTGCACCAGTGGGTCCTGTCGGGCCCTGGATGCCCGTTGCACCTGTTGCTCCTGTTGGACCCTGGATGCCCGTTGCGCCCGTTGGCCCAATGTCACCCGTCGGTCCCTGAATACCCGTTGCACCCGTAGGCCCCGTGTCCCCTGTTGGGCCCTGGATACCCGTTGCGCCTGTTGGCCCAATGTCACCCGTTGGTCCCTGAACGCCTGTTGCACCCGTAGGCCCCGTGTCACCCGTTGGGCCCTGGATACCCGTTGCACCCGTTGGTCCCTGAACGCCTGTTGCGCCCGTTGGTCCAATGTCGCCCGTTGGTCCTGTTGCACCCGCTGCACCGGCAGGCCCTGTTGGCCCTGCGTCACCCGTTGGGCCTTGAACCCCTTGCGGCCCTGTTGGCCCCGTAAACCCTTGCGGCCCTGGAGGGCCTAATGCGCCCGCAGGCCCCACTGCACCAGTCGCCCCGGTTGCTCCAGTTGGTCCTAAAGGTCCCTGTGGGCCAGTTGGACCAATGATGCCGCCTTGAAAGACGGACGCAGCAACCTTCTTGGTGATGCCATCCTGCACGACAACCGTCACGTCATTCGCGTTGACGTAGGTAGTTGGCGGCAGTTGGAGTATGCTTATATCGGCCATTGTCAGGTCTTCTTAATGTCGCCTGGTGTAGGTGTCGTAGATTCGTTGCCGTACTCTGCAGGCGTAAAAGGATCACCCGCGCCGGTACCGACCATGTTCGGACCTTCGTTGATCGACGCCACATTGGGCGCGTTGGGGATTGGTCTACCTCTGCCAGGAATGGCAACGGAGACATCCGGTCGTGGATGTCGAAGTGTGATTGTTTCTGTTTGACGCGCGGCTAGACGCCACGGATCATACTGATCGTAGTCATCCGGACACACCATGAGTCCGGGCGAATTAGGGTCAGGCCGCAACATGGTGTATGGCATTTTTCTGCTACACCTGTCGCAAATCGCGACGGACAGGACTGCCTGTCCGCGCGTATCGCAATAGAGGCCGCCAAAATAGGCGTTCCCCATTATCGCACTCCGGCCTGAATTACCGTCAGAGTGTTGCCAGATCCCGTTGTTTGAATGGCCCGAATAGGGGTATCAACAATGGGGCTTGCGGGTGCTGCAACCCAGACAAACGTTGGGCCAGCAGGGTCAGGATAACCTTGCGCGTCCAACGGAAATGGGTCCGTATATGATACCTGTACCGTGCCGCCTGATGCAACGTAAGCTACGTTGATAGGCGTCAGGTACTGGTCAATGGGGACCGGTGTGGCCCCAGCTACAGTAACTTGACGCATATCGACCCCTTAGTTGTTAGTGTAGCCTTCGCCCACTGGCGTGATGGAACCATCAACGTTACGCGCGGTGTACATAACCGACAGTTGGCCAACAGCGCCAGCGCCTGCGGTATACGACAAAGACAGGTCATTAACGCCAATGTTGGACAATAGCGCGGCTTGTGCCGTCGTTAACGTGGCCGTAGTAATACCCGCGGCATCGTTCAGCGTTGCGACTACGGTGCCACCCAGAGTGACGTTAATCGTAGCAGGAACCGTGGCACCTGTTGAAAAATAGCCAACAATGTCGTGAATGATTGCGCCGGCTGGAATGCGGGCAACGGTTGCGACCGCGCCGACAATAGCTTTTTGCTGGGAAACAACGGACGCGCCGGTGTTGTCCAGTGCGATGGTGCCGTCGTTGGTTGGGTTGTTGCGTTTGAAGATCCGAATTGGACCATTAAATGTACTTGACATAATACTTCTCCTAGGGAAGATTAACGACGCCGTCTCCTGGAAGTACACCGTGAGCCTTTCGGTGATCCGCGTCGCATAATAGCTCTAACTATAATTACCCATTTCTGGATAAAAAAATGCCCCGCCTTGTGAGCGGGGCACTTAAACTAAAACTATTGCTAGTTTTACAGGCCGATTGTACCGTATACGTTACGGGGATCGTGCCAGCCAGTCGCATAACGCTCGGAAGCCTTATAGCGCATGGAGTCGGTCTCGAAGTCACCTTCGCTTGAACGCTCCAGAGGACGACGCATGACAAGCATGAGGCCGTTCTCTGCGTTAGTCTGAATCCACCAAGCCTTGCTGGAAGTCAAACGAGTCACCACATGGGCACCCTTCGGCAACATACCAGTCGATTTGATTGGGTTCAGATCATTGTCAGCGCCGCCAGAACGGAGGACCGACTTCAGGATAACTTCAGCCTGGAATTCCAGGGCAGGAGGTACCAGGAGGTGTTCAGCCTTCAGACGGATACGTTTGCCGTTGTTGTCAACTGCGGAACGAATCTGAATCAGCATCTGCTCAACCGAAGTTTGAGACATAGCTGCAGCCGTCGAAAGCTGGTTACTGAACGTACGACCTTGCGAGATCGGGTGGTTGCTGGCGATCAGAGTCACGCCATCACCGCCGACATAGCCAGGGGTAAATGCAAAGTTCAGCAAGTTGGCGCACAGGGTCTCTTTGGTCTCGATCATCGACTGAGCGAGGTGCTTGGAGAACGTGGAGCCGATACGGATGTGATCGCCGTCTTCCATCAGGACCTTGGTCATCGCGTATGCGAGGCCATAGATCTTGTAGATGAATCGGGTGATGAACAGCGTACCACCTTGGTCATACGATACTGGGGTGCCGTCAGGCATCTCAGGTGCCGTGTTCATACCGAAGAGCATAACCTCTTCATGGTAGTTACGTGGGATACCAGTGATTTGGTCTACGAAACCCTTCCACTCATCATCACGTTGTTGATACACGCCATCAAAGACTTCGTTTAGGATAGGTTCAACTACCGCACGAAAGTCTGTACTACGCATTGGTGTTGCCATAGCTACTTCCTTTCTTTATTATTCTACGTTTGCGGCGACGAACCGGTCGTTAGCGATCTTGACTTGAACAATAGTGTTCGCGTCACCCCATGCGTTGGTGATCTCACGACCAAGACCAACGACTTGCAATTGCGCTTGTGTGCCTGCGGCGACGTTGGTAGGATCCAACGAAGCTGTAGAGGTACCCAGACCACCGTTACCGATGATTTGACCCGAGCTATTGTTCAAGAGGTCATACTCTTGGCCAACTGCCGAACTTGCGACCGAACCAGTTGCCTGAATTTCGTACACAATTTCTGGATCCATGAACAGCCACATTACGACGTCAGTGGCAGTACCCAGTGCTGGGCCAAACCATTTGCTGACGGCGCGACGGCCAGAAGCATCAGTATATTCAACACCACCGAAAACACCAGCCAAACGTTGGTTTGCTGTTGGGCTATCAGTTGCCACACTAAGTGTGGAGGCCGTGCCTGAGTTATTCAAGGAGACTGCAGTGCCGCTGTAGAATACTGCATTGGTGTCATAGGCACCAGTGTAGTTCAACGAGCGTACCAGACCACTTGGATGGTAAACAGGTTTCAGGCCAAAAGGAGCAAGAGTTGCGCTCATTATTTGGTTCCTTATAGATTTTTTGGTTTAGAACCGCATACCGTGTGCGGTCCGCTTTGTCTCTTTTTCCATCTCCAAAAGCCCACCCTCAAGGATTGAACGACCGCCTTTACCTGGATCAGCCGCTGAACGAACCTGCGCAGTAATATTACGCTGGTGTTCCATCGGTTCATCAAAGTGCAGCATCTTCGCAACTTCTTGATAAATGTCCTCGGGGATCATAAAAAGGACCATCTCATTACATGAAACACAACCTTCAAACCTGCCAGAACTCATTTTGCCTAAGTGATCAAAGCCTTTTCCTAATGCCGAGACTTTCACTGGCTCATAGCCCAATGCCATACGTTTGTCGATTGAATCATACTGGTTAGTTGTTGATAACCAGCAGAGGTGCATTCCAGGGATTAAGCCCTCTGAAACGTCCGGCAGCGCATTGTTGGCCCATTTGTCCCGAAAAGCCTCCAGCCTTTCACGATGCACTGCTTCTTCAGGGGACGAGGCCGCGAGGGCCTGTCTTTCCTTAATTTCTTCTACTCGCCCTTGAAGGCGATCATCCAGGTCTCTGGAGATTCGATTGTTTGCCATTTTTTATCCTCTACGGTTTTTGCGGTCAAATTCTGCATAATTACGGATTGCCTTCGTACGCTTAGAGGGATCATCCCACATACCAGCGTCTTTTAAGGCCTGTACTCGTTCACGGCTCAGTGTGAAAGTGTTTGTAGTTGTTGAATAACTACCACTTACATCTGAACGACCGCTAGGAGTTCCGGTTCGACGATTACGCGTTTTACCCGCATACCGATGAGGTAGGCGTTCTTTTAAACGGTTGTCCAACTCGTCCCAATATTCAGGATCCGCTGGGTCCCACCCTTCACCTGCTAACTCATTGTCGATTACTTTCGCAATACGACTGTCTGTATCCTTTGCGCCAGGATCGTACCAGCTATTGGTCTGCATCCAAGAGGTGGCGTTTTGTGCTACCGCCTCCGTGACCGGCGTCGGAACGTTGTTGCGTGGGTTCCGTGCCGCTTCCAATTGCTGTTGCTTCAACTGTTGCGCTTGGGTCAGCTTGTTTTTTGCTTCGTGATAATGATCAAGAAGCTCAATCTGTTCCGCTACATTTCCAGATTCTGCAGCCTGGTGCATTTTCATTTTAGTGTACTCAACTCGAGTCGCTTCATCTTCAATGAAACGGTCGATCTGGGCAAACTGGAAACTTGATGCGGTATTTTCTACCTGTGCAAGTCGACGGGCAAGATCCTCATTGCGGCGCTCTAAGGCGCTAATCTTGTGCTTCGAACTTACCTCACGTTGTTTTGTGAGTTCTTTCTTTAGCTTTCGCTCTTCACGACGTGCTGCTCGGATAGCCTCTCGGTCTTCTTCCGATTCGCCGCCATTTGAATCCTCTGATGCACTGCTCTCCGCAGGGCCATCATTGTCATCATTGTCGTCATCGTCATGGCCCTCAAACGGGTCATCAATATCATCAATTGCTGCTAATGCCGAGCCATCATCTCTTTCTTTGATGGCCACATCAGCAGAACTTTGCTGTTCTGCTTTGCTGCTGGCTTTCATACGAAACCCCTATTCTACGAAGGCAGGAAACATTTTCCGTGCTACTTCGAAATCTGTAATCTTGCAAATAACCTCGCGGTCTTGCAAGACAATAAATACAACCTCACCGTTTCCGTGTGGAACCGCCCATCGGTCGCCGCCGTACTTTATCGTGCGAACTAAGTCGCCCGGTATAGCCCAGGGGCCTTCTGGCCAGTCTTGAAGTGTCGAAACGTCTTTGTAAGCCAGTGGGCCTACACTAACGACCTTTGCGATAACTTCATTCCACTTCTCTGTCGCCTTAGTTTCTGTAACAAGGAGAATACCCCCCTGGCTGGTGTCTTTGGCTTTACGAAGTTGTACTACGATGCGATTGCCCTGTGGTTGTACACCCGGATCTATCTCCGGAAAACAGTCAGATTCACTCCGACCATCAACCTGGTATTTACTTTCAGTTGCCACTATCTTCCTCGTCTTCTGTCAAGACTGCGTCTATCACATCCAAGGCCTCTTGCAAGCCTCGGGCTTTTCCTATCAGTTGGTTATACTTATCCCAACTGTCAACTCCGATCAAACAGGCGCTTGAGATGTCCTTCAAGCGGCCCTGTATTTTGAACATTGTTTCGTGTAACGGGTCTCTCATACAAAACCCTCCTTATATGTAAGTACCCACTTACATATATTTTTCCGCCCTAAATTATTTACCTTTTGCGTCGTACAGACCCTTGCTGTTTACGGCCGGGACTTGTGCCAGTGCTCGCTTGGCGTTGTCTGCACGCTTTGAGCCTGATGGACCAAATTCAACCTTTTGATCTGGACCGCCTGCGTATCCAGGTTTGCCGGTCATTTTGTAGTTTTTACGGAAGCCCATGTCTGGGATTTGTTCTGCCATTTTATGCTCCTTTATACGGCGGGTGCCGGGGGTTGTGGTTGCTGCTCTGTTGGGGGCTGTAGATTTGCTTCGTGCGCTTGCTGCGACATCTGCTTCATCTGATCAGCACCCAGTTGTTGTTCTTGCTGCTGTTGTTGCATTAACTGCTGTTGCGCGGCTAACGTCTGCTCATGAGCCTGTTGCTGCTCTTGACGTTGCTGCTCCATGCCGTGCTTCTGCATATCCATTTGGGCCTGTCTTTCGGCTTCCATGGCCGTTACCGCTTGCTGGTGCTGCAACTGCTGCTGCATACTGTCGAATTGCTGACCTGCCGAAATGGACGCAATACGCTCCTTGGAGGAGTTGTTGATGTCCGCAATGGCAATCTTGGCAGCGTTGTCTTGGTCTGACAGCGACTGCTCGAGGCCCATCTTGGACTGGATCTCCGCCAGCTTGGCCTGCATGTCCCTAACCTTGTCCGCCATCTCCGCCTGCAACTTCTCGCGCTCCAGTGTAAATCTTGCTTGGGCTTCTTCGCCTTTGCGCTTTGTTTCTGCCATCTGGGTCTGAAGAAGTGCGTTGGACGTAGGGTCCGACATAAGCATCTGTTGCGCCTGGCTTTGTGTAGCCTGCTCCATCTGCTGCATCATCTGTTGCAAGATTGGGCTAATTGGCTTGAAGACCTGCTCCGAGTCTTGGCTGACCAGTTGAGCCGCGACTGACAACGCGTGTTGTGCCTCGGAGTCCAGTTGACGCTCTTCGTTCAACTTGAACGCGTCGTCGCCGCCCGCGGCCGTCTTCACATACTCGCGCATGGATGACAGGTAATGCAACGTCAAATGCTGCTTGATGTGTTCCAACATCAACGGCAACAGTTTTTGAGAAATCAGTGGGCTGCCTCCATACGCGGGGTCCAACATGTACGCGAGGTGGACCTTGATGTGCTCGATGTGCTCTTGGTCCGGAAACGCCGCAGCGGGGTGCCCCATGGTCATCTGCACGTTCTCCAACGCGGGGTTGCTCTCTTGCGTCCCCTTTGGATCCGGCAACACCTGGTCAATGTCAGGCACCTTCATCAAGCGCAGGATGCGCAGGTGCGCCTCACGCTTGTCATATAAATCCGGCGCTTCTTTAGACAGTTGCAACACCGCCTGCGCTTGTGTCAGTCGCTGCGTCTCACTAAAAATATTAGGGTCTGATACTGGAACGACGTCGTTGCTGTTCTCAAAGTCTGCGACATCAATCTCAGCACCCGACTGGTTGTCCATCTCTTCCAGGTACCAGTAGTTCAACCGGGACAGGATCTGCAGGCTCTTGGCCTGTGAACGGTGCAGCCGTGCGTGGATGCTGGAGAATACTTTTGATCCTTGCTCGATCAGTGCCTGCGTCGTGCCAACGGGTGCGTTGGAGTCCATCTCCGCAAGACGGTTCTCGCTAGTCTTAACAACACCCTTTGCAGCGTCCGTCAGCCAACCAAGGAGGTTGTACAAAACGCTCGACGGCTGGTTAAACGGCATCGGCATCGCAATCTTGCGAATGTCGTCAACGCCTGGTGAACCCTCGATCTCCACGACCTGCGTCGGTTCAACTCGATCCGTTTGGCCACCAATACGGCCGCCTTTTAACTTCAGCATCGTCTGGCTGTTGTTGATGTGCGCGGAGTCCATCAACGCACGCAACGAGCCCGTCAGTGCGGCAGAGAGCCCACCAATTAAATGCGGCATACCAATGCCGTACGCGCCACGCCATGGGATAAACTTGTACTCGACGATCCAGTCCAGCTTGCGCATACGGGTGTCGCCGGCTTCCCAGTTGCGGTACAGCGAGAGGACCTTGCCCGACAACTCGTCGATGGTCATGATGTAAGGCGCACGCATACCGTCAGACAACGGGTCGTCATCCAGGCGCAAGTAGCAGGTGATCTCGTACACACGGCGCAAACCGTCGACGTTCTTGATCGGCTCCTCGCGGCCCTCGATCTTGTTGTTGGCCTTCTCAGCACGGGACTGCTTGTCAATCTCCAGTTCGGCTTTGAAGATCTCTACGTCGCGGTACTCGCCCTGCTCGACACGTAACTCAAACGTGTCCTGTGTAATGTCTTGTTGTTCCGTAACACGCTGCGACGAGTAGAAGTTGGTCGACGCAAATGGCAACAGGATGTTGTCAATCGGGATCCACTCCGGCATCGGCCGGCACAGGTCGCGGTCAAAGCGCCACTTCAAATACTGGCTGCCGCCCAATGGTAGTTGGGTGAACAGTTGTTCCATTTCGTCGCGGTACTCTTCAATTTGCTGCGTCAACTGCCAATTCATAAAGTTGGACTTGCGCATGGCAGAATCCAACTTCTTCAAATCTGATACGCCCTTGATGTCCGTCTTGACCAAGCCGTCTGGTGGCAACAGTTGGCGTGAGGCGTTGGCACCAAAGTCGACGCAGGCCTCTGCCATGATCGGGTGCACGACCTTAGACGCGCCCTGGAAGTTTGCCCCGCCAGGTGCGTCGTTGCCCAAGCCAGTACGACGCAGGCCCTCTTCGTACTGCTCGTCACGCTTCTTGCGCGACTCGCGGTCTACCTCGATCAAGTCCAGGTAGGTGTACGAGAGGTCGTCAAGTGTTGAGTCGTCAATCTCTTCCGCCAAGTTTGCATAGAACTCGGGGTTCTCCGACGGCTTCTGAGTTTTTTCCATGTTGACGATGACCGAACCATCCTCAAGTTCGATGATCTCCTGCTCGACGTCATCCGTGTCCAGGTCTAACGCGTTTGCAAGCTCTTCAATTTCTTTTTGCTTGTTTGGCTCGTCATCGTCCTCGTTTTTAACATAGGACAGCGCGGAAAGGTTTCCTCCGGCCTGGATGGGTAGTGCGGGTAAATTCGCCATTATTTCACAATCCGTTTCAAGTATTCGGGCATTCCGCCTGCGTATGCCGGATCAGAGGCCTCCGCTGGAAGAAGTACAGGTTTGTTTTCTGCGTATATCGTAGTAGGTAATTTTTTCTTACGGCGTGCGACATTCTCTGGGTTTACGTAATTGACCCAGCTATTTGCTCCCCGTGTCTCTGCCGTCATCGCCGGTTCCGCCAGTGGTGAATACATCTGACGGTGTGTCATCCACGCGTTCTCTTCACCTTGCGGGCCAAACGTGTTTGGTCTTTTTGTACCCAGGTGTCCAAAGTAATCATGAACCGCGCGGAACTTCTCGTTCTCGTTCATGCCAGAGAGTGGATCTCTTTTGGCCAAGTACGGGTGCGGGTTGTCTGTATCTTTAAAAATATTAAAGGGCTTGCCCTCTTTTAACTTCTGACGCATAAACTCGGCGGGGCTAATACCCAACCGCTGTGCTCGCGCCAAGTAATCCATCTTGTCCGCTTCATCAGCGCCGTACATCTGGACCTTGTTTGGCAGCCGTTTAAACTGCTCACCCGTCTCTTTGGCTGCCTGTCCGTACACGGCCTCCATCAACTGATCGTAGTTCTGTGCACCCGTGGCACGAACCATATCAGGGCGTGCTTTTAACCATGACGAGTATACCGCTGCCTTGTACGCGGGATCGTTCTGTTCAAATGCCTTGACGCCAGCCTCATGCGCCTGGCCAATCCATTGTTGCCGCTCGGCAGACGAAGGCGACTTCATCCCCGAGCGGTAATCAAAAGGGCGGTCGGTAAACTCCTGCGCAACACGCGCCTCAGGATTCATAAACGGCTTTCTTGCGGCCTTGTACGCAGCCTTACCTGCCTTGCCTAATCCTTGTATTGCCTTTGGAATGGCGACACCCACCGGTGCGCCGATGGCGGCACCCATTAACCTTTCGCCCGGATCTGCAGATCCCGCGCCGTACATCGCGCCTGCTGCGGCTAACTTTGGTACCGTCATCATGTTAGCGCCAGGGACAAACATCAACGGAAGACCGCCCGCCAATTCTAGTCCCATGGACAGCTTTGGATTCTTTTCCTCAAACTGTCGTTTGCTTGCTTGAATGTCTGCAAGGTATTCATCATACCCGCCACCATTCATCATGTTTTTATACGCCGCTTCCGCTTCATCAGACCAGCCCATTGTCGCGCCTTGTGCAAGGGCACGACCTGGACCGTAGTCGACCCCCTCAGGCTTTTTTACAATCTTACCGTCCGCATAACCCTTGACCATCATCTCCGCCTGCATGTCGCGGGGGCTTGTGCCCATGTCGTTAGGGTTGATGTTTGCGTTGTGGAACATGTTGGCCGGTGCCATTGGGTTGACGTTGGGTACGTTCCATGTCTGTGACGGTGCCGGTGAGCCCATCATGCCCTGTGGCATACCCGTTGCTGGGTGGCCTGCAAACCCACCGTCGGCAAAGTTCGAGTCGTTCGGGTTGCTGGCCTGGATCATGCCACCCATTGCAAAACCCTCGACGTCTTCCCATCCCTTGGCAAACGGCGCGCGTTCACCCGGCAGTGTGCGTTTTAAATACTCTTCTTGATGCTTTTCGTTCCACTTTGATGGGTGCTCGCCAACAACCTTTTCTGGCAGTCCAGACGCACGCGCGTTGCTGCGCCACTCCTCAATAATTCTTTGCGCCTCCGCTGACGGGGCACCGCGGGGAATTGCCGGACGCTCACCAATCGGATTAGTCCCGGTGTAATTGTGCCGCAATGGGTTCATCTCAGCGTTGACCGCGTTTAAGATGTCCTCTTCGTCCGGCACAATACCCCGGTTTCTAAATTCTTGCTCGATTTTGCGCACAAGTTTCTTGTGCTCGCCCATTAAGATGTCGGTGCTGATCTTGTCCATTGCTGGAGCCTCTAGCGCACCCGCCATCTCCGCAATTGCTGACGGACGTTGCGTTGGTACATCCCCCTCAGTTGACTGAACGCGTGACAGACCACCCATCTCGTCGGGGACCTCTCGCTCGACCGCTGCCATCTCTCGTTCTGCCAGGTCCTCTGTCGATGGCGTTATCGACTTTAGCCACGTACGGTTTGGTGTACGTCCAGCGTTAACTACTGACGTAAACGTATCTTCACCGAACGCATTGATGTGTGGCGGTTCATAGTACGGCTGACGTGCACGTAAGTTGCGCGGCTCCATACCGAATTGATCTTTGGTCCCGTAGCCCGTCGCTGCCTCGGGTGTCATCACCTGACCAGGTTTCTTTGGATTTGGGACGGCTGAATACGGACGACCCTGTTTGTCTACGAACTTGTTGACGTTTGGTTCTGCCGCCGCCGTTACAGCACGGGGTTGTTGTACCGATGGTGCTGGGGACTTCAACGAAGCAATGTGTTGCTCCAGTTGTTGCATCTCTTCACGAGTCGGCATCTTGCCAGTCGCACGGAAGTATTTACGCACCGCTTCCTGGACACGGCTACCAAACTGGTCCATTAACTCCTTACCAATTCCCTGCACGATTTTTCCGGCACCATAGTGAGGGATGCGTGCCTGTTCAAACATCATCTGCTGCGGGGTTTTAATGGGGTTGAGCATGAGCGTCTCGGTTGGGTTTTGTTATTGTTGTTGAATCCTCTATAACTAATTACCCTTGATTTGTGGGTAAATCGCCCCTTTTATGCAGCGTATGGGTTATACACCTTACGTCTTGCAACATCGTCCGAGTGGTCGTATGCCCTTGCCGGGAGTGGGTCCAGTTGCAGCCACCCCGAGTCACGCAACACCCGCAACGCTTGGGACAGCGCGTCGACGTAGTCGTCGTGGCCCTTTGCCTCTGGGAACGAACACACCTGACGAATAAACCGTTTGGCCCATGGGGCGAACTCGCCGGGGTTGCTTGGGTCTTCTGGGATGAAGACCTTACCCTTTGCGATCAGTGGGGCGACGATGTTCATACGCTGGACCTTATCCGCTCTTCCAGGGTTGTAGCTCCTCACAGGGAGGTGTGCAGCCTGCAACTCTTGGATCAAGCTGATACCCGCCGATTTGTCTTCCATCAAAATCAAGTCCGCCTTCTTTCCCTTGGCGAAGGTGTTGTCAGACCCGTACACCACCTCCCGGTAGTCCTCCTGCACCTTACGCCGCAGTTCGGGGTACGACAGGTGGTGGTCCCATGCGTCCAGCAAGATGCAGCACGTACCAGCGTCCTCTCGATCAAAGACCCCAATAACCACACACGCGGTAGGGTCGTTATGGGTCTTCTCACTGGTAGCGGGGTCATATGACGCAAGGACGTACTCCAAGATGGGTGTTGGCTTTGTGTGTGACCACATGCGGAACCACTTGCGCTTTACGATGCCCGCGTTCTCCGGGTCAAGGATCTCCCCGTAAATCTCCTGCTTGCCGAGGTCGGTACCCTCATAGGCTTCTAGCTGCTTGAAGAAGGTCGGCGATAGGTTGTTTCTATTGTCGTAAGAACTGGCGCGGGAGACGTATACGTCCCCGCCAATCTTGCCCTCGTTCAAGTCCGTGATCAGTTCCAGGGGCTTTGGTGTCGTTGTGATAATTGTACGTACACGGTCGATCCTGGGGTCCGTCAGACGCAACGTGAACTGGATTTGGTCATACGCGTCGTCAATGTACTCAAACGCACACAACTCGTCCATCCAGGCACCGTGCCACTGGGTACCACGAAAACGCTCCGGCTCTGAGGCCGGGATGCCACGGATCATGGACCCATTCTTTAACGTCAACTCAAACAGGGACTTGTTGTAGTCCTTGATCAATGACCCAGGGACGATGTTCAAAAGCCCAGAATCACCCTCAAAACACGTCGCACGGATGTCGTTTGACGTCGGGGCAGTCACCAACCACCTAGTTTTGTCAAATTCTGCCGCCCGAAGCCCAATCCAGTTGCTTGCGGTGTGCGTTTTACCCGATCCGCGGCCTGCAAGTAGCAAAAAGGTGTCGTAATCGAGGTCTTCTGGCTCTTTTTGGTGCGGAAGTGCCGTCATTAGCCACCGAACCTTCCATAAAGCAAGGTCCAAAGCCTCTTTGGGCCAGTTTTTATGCGCTTCGGCAAACGCCTGCAGTATTTTTTGCTGTTTATCGTTCATAATGAGACCCCAAGGTAGCCTTCACTGACCAAAAACGTATTATTCGGGTCATCCGTCATGATATACACGCACTCACGGACAGGAACAGACAAAATTTGCTCAATTCTGCGTGATTCCAGTAAGTTTGGCCTGTCAACCGGAACCTGATCCTCTGACAAACGTAATATTGTCCTAAACATAATCCTGTGCCTGTTGTTTGTTCGACATGTTGCGTTGCGTGTTTGAATCCCAAACGACTCAAGGAGTCCCTGGATCTGGCGGGCAAGACGTCTGTCGTTGACGTCAATCGTGAATCTTTTGGTTTTTTGGCGGAACGCCCGGGGCTTGGTGCTGACAATGCCCCTCAGAAGCGCCAGACGCTGCTCAAACGACGCAAAGAGGTACTCCTCGGGGATATGGGTAGGGATTTCCAAATAACGCTCCAGAAGCTCTCTAATGACGTCTGTGCGGGTTTGGCTTCTTTTCTGACTGCGGTCCGTCAACCACCGACCAAAAATGTAGGGGTCAACGGGGAGGTATCTTTCGGGGGGTCGGAGGGGTTGGCAGACTGGCACCCTGCAGCGGCCGAACTGCTGGCTTAGGATTGCCTCTGGTCCCAGGGGCTGGAGGACGGTGGAATCGGACCTGAATTGCTCACGGGACCAGCCGTTCAAACTTCTTCGGGCCTTGAAGTCGTAACAGGGGATACCCGTGCGCGCATCCACAACCAGCGTCAGGCCGTCTCTCAGCAGCAACTTGTAACACGCCGGCGGCGTGTATTGCTGGACTGACAAGACCCTGACGGGTTGACCACTGAAGCTAAAAATTTCATCCCCAGGTTTAATCATGCCTGCTGGCAGCCATCCGGCTGTCGTGGGGATGGGCAGTCGCGCGTCGATTCCCATGTCTATTCGTAAGTACCCATTCCTACGCCTATTTCCGCCCTAAACGTAATGTTGCCAGTTTTGTACTTTTTCCAGGTTTGTTCAGGGTGTTCAGGTTGTCGGGGTCTGTTTACTCTATTT